GTACGCCTTCCATGCCGATCTGAACGTGATGTTCGATCGGCTTCAGAACCTGCTCGACGACAGCAAGCACCCTGATGCAACTCCGGCCGAGTACATCCCAATTTACGGCGTGACCAACGGCAGAGGCCGGGTCATCGCCTGACGAGATACGGGCAGGCTGTAGGGCGCTCCTGCGGGGTGAGCGCCATCAGACGGGGTGCAGCCTGCCCGTTGCATTTTTAGCAATCAGTAGCGGGAGAGTTGAATGCCACGCATCGGATACGCAGGTGGGATAGCGATTGAATTGTTCAATCTGAGGACGCGAAATGCCGAACTTGAACCGATCGCGCGCCGAGCAAAGAACCTACAGAGCGTCGTCGATGATCTTTCTCGCGAAAACCTCGAACTTCGGCGGGAGCTTTATCGGGCCAAGGGTAGCCAACGCACGCCTACCATTCGTCGTCGGCGTAGTGCTGGCGGTTCTGATCATAGCAGCGGTGGAACTTCATCCAGTGACGCCAGCTCCTGCGGATAGGGGCCATCCTTGGATATGTGAATGCCGGCAATGTTGCGAGTGAAAATGACCGAAGACGACATGATCCTAGCTGCAATGTTTGTTGCGTATTTGGCTGGCTGTGTGATCGCGGCTTTGATCGTCGAGAAGTGGGAGGGGATGTAATGGAAGACGATTTAGCAGCCCCACCGGTGGATATCATGACCGTGATGCGGGCGCCGACTGGTCACGGATGTGTCATTGCATTCGACGGCCATCCGCAAGCGTATTTCAGCACCGTCGCCGATATGTGCAGTTGGATCGGAACCGCTCTGAAGCCGCTCGATTATGAGGCTGGCGTCATTCCGAGAGACGCGCCGACAGCGATCACGGAAGACGCACTTCCAACGATGTTCGCAGAAGCACAAGAACTGATTGCGCCACAGCCGAGACGGCTGTGGCGGGTATTTGCAGGGGGGAGATCATGAGCGAAGCGGTCGCTAAAATAGAGCCCGATGCGCCTGTGCAAGCGCATCCAGAAACGTCGACCCTCATCAGCATGATCGAGCGGGCGGCGCGTGATCCGAGCGTCGATATCGACAAAATGGAACGGCTGTTCCTGATGCACGAACGCATGACGGCGACGGCGGCCCGCGTGGCCTATGACGCGGCGTTCTCTGCGATGCAGCCGGAGCTTCCCGAGATCGACAAGCGCGGCAAGATCACCATCAAAGAGAAGGGAACCGAGAAGGTAATTCAAAGCACGCCCTATGCACTTTGGGACGACACGAACAAGCTCATCAAGCCGATACTTGCCAAGCACGGTTTCGGCCTGTCGTTCCGCATCGCACAGACCGAGGCGAAGATCACCACGCGCGCCGTGTTGTCTCATTGCGGCGGGCATCGGGAAGAAGCCGAGTTCTCGGCCAGCATCGACAACACCGGATCGAAGAACAACGTGCAGGGCTGGGGTTCGTCCTTCAGCTACGGCAAGCGCTACACCGGAACCGCCATCCTCAACATCACGACCAAGGGCGAGGATGACGACGGCAAAGCGGCCGGCGCGGGTGGGTTCATCGGTGAGGATCAACAAGCCTCGCTGCGAACCCTGCTCGACGCCACTGGCACCGACGTTACGCAGTTCCTCCAGTTCGCCAATGCCGACAACATGGCCGAGATCCCAGCGCGAGACTATGCGCGACTGCACGGCTTGCTGACGAAGAAAAAAGCACAGAAGGGGGCGAAGTGATGCGCATCTTCGACTGTGAACAAGGCACGGATGAATGGCGCATGGCGCGGCTTGGGAAGGTCGGCGCTTCTGGTGTGGCTGATGCTACCGCCCGCACCAAAACCGGCTGGGGAGCGTCCAGAGCCAATCTGGCGGCCCGTCTCGTTGCCGAGCGTCTCACCGGTGCGCTGAGTGAAGGTTTCACCAACGACGCCATGCGCTGGGGCACCGAGAAGGAACCGGAAGCGCGGCAAGTGTACCAGTTCGTGCACGGCGTCGAGGTCAAGCAAGTCGGCCTTGTGCTGCATCCATCGATCGAGATGACGGTGGCGTCCCCCGATGGCCTCGTCGGCGACGATGGCCTTGTCGAAATCAAGTGCCCTCAGACCGCGACGCACATCGAGACGTTGCTCTGCGGAGAAGCCGACAGCCGCTACACCAAGCAGATGCAGTGGCAGATGGCCTGCACCGGCCGGCAGTGGGTCGATTGGGTTTCCTACGATCCGCGGATGCCAGGCGAGATGCAATTGTTCTGTCGGCGCGTGCAGCGTGACCAGGTGATGATTGCTGAGCTCGAGAAACAGGTTGCCGATTTTCTCGGCGAGGTCTCCGACACCGTTGACCGTCTCGTGAAGCTGTACCGCACGCCGATGGCAGCGGAGTAGGTCGATGCCCGTCACCGTCTTCGATCACTCTTTCATCAGGTTTTGGGCGCTCCGCGGCAAGACCTACGACGAGATATCGAGACGGTTGGCAAAGCACGGCGGCACGCTGACACCGCATGATGTCCTGATGATCCTACTGGAGATGTCCAATGACCAGCATCAGCGAGAGAGCGCGAGCCAGCGTGTCGGAGATGCCGGAACGTCAGCAGAGCATCGCTGAACGGTTTCGGCAAGTTGCGGAGGAATGGGCCGAGCACGACGCGGCTTTCTACATGCTCGAAAATACCCGCACGTCTCTACATTCTGAATTGACGCTCAAAGAGATCGCAAAGGGCACCGCAGTAAGCAGGGCCGAGCATGTCGCCAAAGCATCGCAGACGTATCGCGATCACGTCACCAGAGCGGGCGACGAAAAGCACAAGGCCAACGTGCTTAAAGCCCGAATGGACTATCTCCGCATGAGGGAACGCAAGGAAGATCGGGAAGCGTGGAATGAGCGCACCGAGCGCAAGATGGGGAGAAGCGTCACATGAGCGGCCAGAGCTTCACCCACGCCACCCGGCGCAGCATGACGCCGCTTCGTGCACTGCGGATCTTTCAAGAGTCTGGCGGCCGATGTTCCTGCTGTGGCCGCAAGCTCACGTCTGGCGACGACTGGGACATCGACCACAGGATCGCCCTGGAAAACGGCGGCAGCGACGATGACGACAATCTGCAAGTGCTCTGCCCTTGGTGTCACAAGCCAAAGACGGCAGACGACCACGGGCAAGCGGCGAAGGGCAAGCGCATGGCTGCGAAAGCGTTCGTTCCGAAACGATTCCAGCAGAAGCGGGGTTTCCGATGAGCGCTGACCTTCTCCGCACCGTGCCTCTTCAAGAGGCGGCAGACCGTCTCGGGGTGAGTGTGCGAACGCTGTTTGATCTTCGCCGGCGCGGCGAGATTCGCACGGTCACGTTCGGGAGGATCACGGTGGTGCCGCTGACCGAGATCGCGCGGGTTCTGACACCCGTCGATGGGCCGGTTGATGTCACCGGATCGAGCGACGAAAAGAAAATCGAGTTATTTCCGAGACTTACGGCGTAGATTTTGGCGGATGGGGAGGCGGTAGAAGCGGGCGGCATTGCGTGGCAAGTGGCGGCAGGTGGCGTTGATTTTGTTGGGTGTTTCGGCGTGGTGTGGCAGGGCGTGGCAAGTCGTTGATGGGCGCGTTGATGGGCGCACGATTTTGGAGAATGGAAATGGGACAGTCATTAGGTGAAGCGCTGCCGGAAGCGATCGCGAAAGTCAGCGAGTGGATCGGTCATCAGGAAGCGCAGGCGAAGGAATATGAGGAGCTATTGCCTGGAATGGGCGACGGAACATCGCATGATGTTGAAGATTGTTCGGGTGAAGCGAGATGTTGCTTTGGCAGCTCAGCAGAGCGGCGACGTGATCGCGATGATGGCCGCGTATCAGGAGTTGAAGCCGTGCTTGGACTTGGCGACGGCTGAATAACGCCGCCTTTTTGACTCCCTCCCCGTTGCCGCTACACTGCCTGAATGCGGGGAATCAACAAGCTCTCGAAGCGGCAGATAGAGTCCGCCGGTCCTGGCCGGCATTCGGACGGCGGCGGGCTGTATCTGTACGTGGTGGGGGAGTCGAAGCGTTGGGTCTGGCGGTACTGGAAAGGGCCGAGGGTCGGGGGAAGGCTCACCGAGCTCGGCCTTGGATCTGCCGCAGTGGTGTCTCCGAGCTCGGCCCGCGCCATGGCAGCGAAGATGCGGGAGGCGGTGGCCGGCGGGCGAGATCCCCGCGACGTTCGCATGGTGGCGGCGAAAGCCCCGACGTTCGGCGAGATCGCGGACCAGTACATCGAGACCATGCGCCCAGCCTGGAAGGGCAAGAAACATGCCGACCAGTGGGTGATGACCATGGCCGAGTATGCCAAGCCGCTCAGGTCGAAGCCGGTCAATCAGATCGGAACCGTTGACGTGCTAGCGGTGCTGCGGCCGATCTGGACCCGGATACCCGAGACGGCCGGACGAGTGAGGGGGCGGATAGAACTCGTGCTCGACGCTGCGGCTGCAGCCGGCCACCGGAGCGGCGACAACCCGGCCCGCTGGCGGGGAAAGCTCAAGCACTTGCTCCCGCCCCGCCAGAAGCTCACCAGGGGCCACATGGCGGCGATGGACTACAAAGAGGTTGCCGGGTTTATTGCCCGCCTGCGGGGCCTGGAAAGCTCATCTGCGCGGTGTCTGGAGTGGCTGATTCTAACCGCGGCGCGATCCGGCGAGGCGATCGGGTGCCGATGGGACGAGATCGACCGTCAAGCGCGGGTGTGGACGGTGCCGGCGATCAGGATGAAGGGCGGGCGCGAGCATCGGGTGCCCTTGCCGGATCGGTGCTTTGAGATCCTGGCCGAACTCGAGGCCGTCCGCACCACGGCGCCGTTCGTGTTTCCGGGAGGCAAGCGGGGCCGTCCCCTCACCGACATGGCCCTGACGATGTGCCTTCGTGGATTGCGGCCAGGCCTCACCGTGCACGGCTTCCGGTCGAGCTTTCGGGATTGGGCCGGAGACTGCACTTCTGTCCCCCGTGAGATCGTCGAGGCCGCTCTCGCCCACATCGTCGGGGACAAGGCCGAGCAAGCCTATCGGAGAGGGGATGCCCTGGAACGTCGCCGGCAGCTCATGGAAGCGTGGGCGGTGTACTGCGAGCCGCAAGCAGGGAACGTGGTCAGGCTGCGGGGGTAGGTTCCTTTATTCGCTGACGGAATGAAGCGCGGCTGGTGTGTAACCCTGCGCGCCGAGTCTTGACCACGCATCTGCGCTCGATGTGGCTCGCACCTCAACAAGCTGCGCGGTCGAAGCGGTACCTTTGTAGCAAATCACGGTGTAGGTCCGCACGGCCACGCCCGCACGATGAGCCTGGAAGCGTTCGCCGACAAAGACTTACAGTCAGAACTATAGAAAGCCTAAGACATCAGCCAAAGCGTGATCCTAAATGCGTAGTTGACCACGACAGTCAGGGCCAAGATTTTTGCGATGAAAAAAACCTGGCTCCACGTCATGTTTTGAATCGTTGGAGCAGTGATAACGCGAGGTCCAATAGGTCGCTTGCTTTCGCGTGAGCGAACCCGGCCGACAGGCCCGCTAGAGCTATCGTGAATGCCTTGTTCCATGTGTCTTGGTCGTCGTGGCGTTTCGCGCTTTTCTCGATCTTCTCGCTGTGGGTTTCGGTCTTCACCTCGAGTTTGGTCAATCTCCCCTCCGTCTGCAGAGCGTGTTGCCACGAGGCATGAGGCGATGACGGCGAGTCTCGTTCCCAACTGCTCATCCATTTGCCGCCACCTTTTGCGGGGCTCCCTGCGCCGGCTTGTCGGTCTCACACGGGGCTTTGTAGACGGTATCCTTTCCTGTCGTCAGTGTAGCGAGCACGCTGTTATGTTCAGCAACGGCCTTCTGCATGACGCACGGTGCGGCCTTGCTGTTGGGTATCGGCTTGAAGGATTTGATCGCCCCCTCAATCGATGCTGTTGGGATCGCGTTTGCCCCCGCGCACCCCGCCAGAGCTAGACTTAGCGCGCACGCGCTCAGAGGTTTTAACAGCCGCATCGTTTGCCTTTTGTGTCTCGACGCGCACTGACTCTGCACCTCTATTCTCTGCTTGACGAATACGCCGCCAATCCCAGGTTCCGATCATTGCGAGCATACCAAAAACCGCCGCGAATTTCAGCCCGTGACCGGCGAAAAGTGCGAGGATTTGTGTCATCCGGGCTTTCCCTCTTGCGCCGCTTTCACGCGCCGACTGACGACATAGACAGCAGCCCCGATGCCGAGCCCAAGCGTCATGGATTTCACGTTACCCCCCATGCCGGCCAATGCGGTTTGAACCGGGGATAATTCTGTCAGCTTCGCGGACCATTCCAGCAGAGCTGCCACGGTCTGATCGAGGTAAGCCATGACGCCAGCGCCGGCGCCGGCGATGGTGCCCCATACGGTTCCCGAGCGAGGCAGTTCAGCCTTGGGAGCGTCTACAGCCTGCGGTGATGGGGCGTCGTCGTCTGGCTTCAGGAACAGCGCCTTTTCAGCCGCCCGACGCCTCACAAGGCCCTTCATCACGATGCCCTGGGCTTTCGTCCAGTTCGCAAACTCATTGGCAGCGCCGTCGACATCGCCCGCGTTGATCCGCTTGAGCAGCGTCGAAGAATGCAGCTTGCCGCAGTTGTAGTTGAAGCTCACGAGGGCGTCGTACTGGTGTTGAGTGATCGGAACTTTTACGAGGCTTGCAACGATCGCCTCATGCTTGGCCAATTCCCGGCGTAGAACATCATCAGCCTGAGCACGGGTCCAGACCATGCCCATTTTCACGCCTTCAGTGCAGCCGAACCCGATGGTTGGGATATCAAGCACGGGCTTGCCGTTCTTGTAGCCAAGCACGGTCTGATAGGCTTCGCACGATCCATCGTCACGGGCCTTGTGATAGCCCTCGAATTCGCAGATCAGGTCAAGCCCGGCTTTGGAAATCGTCATGCGTCACCTGGTCTATATCTGGGAGACGCTGGAACAGGTTGCGGAGCACCAAGGCCGTAGGATTGAAGCAAAGCGTTCAGGGCAGTGCCGCCAAGGCCGCCGTTGGCGTAGAGAAGATCGCCGGTCAAAGGGCTGTAGACCGTGCCGCGGTCAATTGCAGCATAGACATCAGATGGCGTGCGCCCTCCCTGCAACTCCGTTGAGTCGGCGCCGTCGCGCACATTGCGCACGATCATCCCGTCGTGCCCCTTTGCCTTGGCTGTATCGTAGGCTTGGTGAATGGTCGCTAGATTGCCATCCGGGAGTGTAACGCCTCGCCACGAGTTGCCGTTTCCATCCGCAATCATTGGATTCCGAAACCGGAACTCCATCGGGGATACGGTCGAACCTGTCGGATAGTATGGGGCGTCGTTAAGGATTTCCATGATTTGACTGCGCGCGTAAGTGTTCGCGACATTCGGATCGCTAGATGCCCACGGCGCTCGCGTGTAAGATCCTTTGAAATCGGCTTTTGATCCGCTGTAGGCCCGCACGCCGGGAGTATCCGGAATCGCACCCAGTGCAGCGCCACCTTTCAGCGACCCACCCGCACTGCCTACGACTCCCGCAGGCTTAGGCGCTGCAAACCCTCCCAGCATAGCATTCCCGGCGACGTTCAGCGCTTCGCCAATGCCTTCCTCGGATACGGGATCGAACTCGCCACGATACGCGCGAGCGGGAGCAGTCAGCGCTTGCCCGATGCCGGCTACGGCGTCAATTGGGAACTGCGCTGTGCTCATCAGCGCGTTGCCCCACGACTGAGCGCCACGCTTGCCGTCCTGATCGAAGCCGGGAATGAGGCCGAGCGTCTTCTGGATCACGCCGGGCTGGCCCCGTTGGGCGGCAAGTGCCATCAGAGCGGGCGAGAGCGGCGCGGCATCGAAGTCGTAACCGGGAGGAAGTTGTTGCGGGTTCTCGGCGTACTGCGCCGCCAGCATGGCGTTCGTCGCCCGACGCTTGCCGCGCTCCGCGTAATTGTCAGCCATGTTATTCGTCCGGTCTGGGTGGGCCGCCGAAATCGGTACGCAGACCGGCTTGCATCATCGCGTTCGGCAAGTGCGCCATATTCGGGTCGAGAATACGCGGCGCCCGCTGCGCAACGGAACTCTTCGCGCCGACGCTACCGATGACGTTCCTGAGCGGTTCCATCGCCGTTGCCAACGCCAGACCGACGGGGCCGTTCGTCTGCCACCCGATAGCCTTCAGCATCGTTGTGGCAAACTCTTTCGAGCTGCGCGCGATGGCGACTCCAGATCCAGAAGGGTTGGCATCCTTGCGCGCGACGACGCGCAGAGCGTTGGCGAACTGTCGCATAGCCCGCGCCTCTTCCGGCGCATAGAGCACGTTGATGATCGAACGCTGTGAGTGCAGCACGTTCTCGATGTTGTTCAGCATCACGCCGGGCGGGTGCATCTGGCCCTGCTTGTCGATGACGATCCGGCTCCAGTAGGCCAGCCTGATATCGTCCCACGTTTCTTTGCCGCCCTGCACGCCCCATTTCGGGTTTAGCAATCCGGTCTTGATGTGTTTGAGCGCTTCCTCCGTGCCGTCTTTCGGCGCTCCGGTTTTTGCGAACGCACCAAACAGAGTATTGACCACACCCTCGGCGCTGGCGCCCTTTTCCTCGTTGATCACCTTGTCGATGATGTTGCCGGCCGGGGTCGCCTTGCCGCGGAATGACGGTTCAAAGATTTGCTTCAATTCCTTCGTGGCATCGCGCGCCGTGCGTAGCGCCACGGCGTTCTGTGCTGCGTCCTTGGCTCCTGTTGATATCATCTTGTCGGCGGACGACAGCAGCCAGTCGTCGAACCCGTCATAGATCGCCTTGGCAGCTTTGGCGTCGGGAGATCCAGGCGCTGCTGATCCGTATTGAGCGAGCAGGCGTCGGCGCATTTCATCGACAGAAAGAGAAGCGCGCGAGCCGAACACTTCCGGCACCGCGCCGGCTGTGATCTTGCTGCCCATGTAGTCGCGGATCGATTCACCCATGCGCTTCGATGCCGGCATCAGCGCGTCATCCACATCCATTCCCGTCGCCTTCAACCGCCCCTGCACGGCTGACGGCAGATCGCCCAACGCAGTTTTCGACGCGTAGGTGTCGCCCACTTCTTTCCAGGCTTTGCCGGCGAAATTCGATGCTGTCTCCTGCGCTTCTTGCACACCGCCGCGGATCGTCGGGCCAAGAACATTCACGTTGGTTTCCGCTACACCGCGATGCGGCGCGATCATTTCAGCGATGGCAGGGGTCTGTCCTTGGCCGCGCTTGTTCGGGTAGCCCAGAGCCGCGCCGAATATCTGTTGGTCCTGCTCGTCCTTCAATCCCTGCATCACCTCCTTGCTCTTCGTGCCGTGCACGCCGTGGCGCATCTCCTTTTCCATGAGCAGCTGCTCGGGATCGTTCGTCACCTGGCCGCGCGAAACCTTGATGCCGTATGGCTTGGTCGATGCGATCGCTGCAGCCTCGGCCTCGCTTGCCGTCTTGGCGTAGGTCTTGGCGAACTCTTTGGCCATGTCGCCCTGAATCGCAGCCGCATCGAGCCCTGCCTTTTCCGCGAGTGCCTGACCGCGTGCGGTGAGATTGCCGGCATCGTCCACGATTGAAGGGACGGTCTTTGTCGCGCGAACTGTATTACCTAGAACACGACCGATCACCGGCCCGGTTGCGCCCGCAATCCCCTGAATCGCAGCAGCTCCGAAATCTGCGGGCTGATCGGCGCCGAGCATCAGGTTGCTGCCCGCATCGCTCACGTATCGCGTACCCGCGGCTGCGCCCAGGTGGGCTAACATTTGATTAGCTAGGGGTTTCGCGCGCGTCAAAGCTCCGGCGATGCCACCTGTGACCATATAAGGCAGGGTGCCGAACAAGGCCCGATCCACGTCCTGCCCGTCGAGCCCCGGCTTGTTGGCGTAGCGCTTCTGCTCCTGTCCTGCAGCGTCCTTGAACACGAGCACTTGCTGCCCGTGAGCATCTTTCTCTGTGCGGACGTAAGCGGGGCCGAGTTCGCTGCGGATGATGTTGTGATAAGCGGCGTCGTCACCTGCGAACACCTTGCCGAACGCCATGCGCCGGCCGCCGTCGTAGTCCGGCTGTAGCGTCGCGGCCGAGGTCTGCAGATCCTCTTCGCGGAAGCCTGGCACGTTGGCGTAATTCGGATCGACGTTGCCCTTGATGTACGTGCCGATCTTGTCGCCGCGGTGGGTGCCGTGTTTGGAGTTTGCAACGGGAGCCGGGGCGGCTGGTGGAGGCGCTGGTTGTGCTGCGGGCTTGTCGTCGTCGAGCATCCAATCGAGGGTGCTGCCTTTCGGTTGTGCCTGCGGCTGTGGCTGTGCGGGTTGTGGTGCTGGCGCTGGTCTGGCGCGCTCTGCATCCGATCGACCCTGACCGGGAAACCGCCGCGCATATTCTTGTAGATCCGCGTCGAGCTGAGGGTTGCCCGTGTTGGCCTGGCCTTTGTTGCGGTCGATGTCGTAATAGCGATCGGTCAGCCCGCCCCATTGCTCGGGAGGCACGCCGTGCCGTTTCATCAATTCAGACCATACGCTCGTCGGGTTGGACGTGGCCGCTGTATTCGACGGCAACGCGACGTTAGGCTGTGGCTCCGGTTGGACAGGCACCGGCGTAGCCTGCTGGCGCGGTGCTACCGTGCGCCGCTCGCCTGAAAGCGCCGGCATGTTGTTGGCGCGTGGTGCCGGTTGCTGGCGTGGGCCAGGCTGCGTGGCCTGCGTTTGGATCAGCTCGCCGCCGCTTGCCTCGTCAGCGAGCAGCCAATCAACCGTGCTCGTCAAATGCCGTACTCCTGCCGCATGCGCTGCTTCGTGGCGCGATCAACGAAAACATCATCGGCCTGCGGGTTCTGCTGTTTGATCTCCTGGAAATACTGCGCCCGCTTCTGATCCATCTGCCGCTCGAAGTTCTGCAGCGAGTAGGGCGACCCCGTGATCTGGTCCTGCGCTTCTGGAAGCCCGATCGAGCGGGCCACGTCATGCAGCCCGTTCCGCAACAGCCAGTTGTGCCTGACGACGGCGAGCCGTGCCGACTTAATCGCGCCGTTGAGCTTGGCCTCGAATGCCGTGGGACCGTCCTTGTCCACGTCTGGAAGCGCATTCATCAGCCGCTTGGCTTCCGCCTCCGACATCTGCGCGCCGGTGATGTCCTTGACGTACTGGTTAATATTGTCGTTCACCTTCTGGCGATACTCGCCGTATTCCGTCACGAGATTGCGCTGCTGCGGCGACAGGTTCGCGCGCAAGGTTTTGGACCTGTCGAACAGCCCGGCGCCGAACACGGCGAGCTGGGTCTCGATAGTCTGGAACTCGGGGCGGTAGAGTGACTTGATCTGCGACAGGCGGGACAGGTTGTCGACGTTGTGAACGATCTTGCCCTGCAGTTCGTTGAGCACCGGCTGCTGTAGTTGCAGCTTGTTCAATTCGGATTGAATGTTCTCGCCGAGCCCTTTCGTCTGCGGGTTCATCAGCATCGCGTGTGCCAGCGCCTGCGCCTTGGCGGCCGGCATCGGTTTGCCGAATACGCTGACGGTGGGTTCTGTGTTCGTAGGTCGCGGAGCCGCCCGATCTGCCGTCTGCGCCTGAATGAGTTGCGGCTGTCCGTTCGGGTCTTCACCCTGATTTGACATCGGCTGTAAGCGAGGCTGTGCCGGCGCTTGGCCTGGTGTGCTTTGCGGCTGTGTGCCGCTTTGTGGTGCGGGCTGACGCGGCGCGATGCCGAGCGAATCGCGCATGATCTGCCCGGTGATTTCGGATATCTCGTCCTTCTTGTTGGCCTGTGCGGCCTGCGCTTTGAGCAGTTCGATTTCGTGGGGCGAACGGGCAGCAGCCCGGCCCTCGGCCGATTGTGCGATCCCCATTTGTGCCCGCGTTGCGCTTGCATTCGCGTTCGTCGCGTCGATCTGCGCGAGTTGCGCCTTTTCGCCGAGCGGGCTGTGCGTCGACACCTGCGACTTGATGAACTGAGCAACGCCGTCGTGATTGTTCGGGTCGAGCCCTTGCTCTTGCAGCTTGGCCGTCATTTCCGGGTGCATCTTGTAGAGCGCGCCCATCATGCTGGCCTTGCGGGCAGGGTCTCTTTCGAGTGATGCCGCTTCCGCAATCTTGCCCATGCGGTCGATGGCGCGCTGTTTCTTGGCGTCGTCGAACGTCTCTTGCTCGCGGTTCTCCCGCTTCTGCTGCATGCCGAACTGCGCATTGGTGTTCATCTGGGATTGATACCCGTCGAGCGCCGACGACAGCGGGGCGAGATCGAGCATCTTGTTGGGGACTTCGTAGGCAGGAAGGCGGAAACCTTGGGCCATCGTCAGTTCCACATCTTATTAGCGGTTGATGCCATGTTGCCGAACGGGGTGGCGCCGGTGACGCCCGGCGTGAACCCCTTCACCGCAAGCCCCGCTATCCCGAGCATCGCGTTCATGCCCTGGCCACGGGTCGCCGCCTTCGCGTTCCCGTAGTTGATCGCGTTCGCAGCCGTCTGGTTGCCGTAGCCCTGCTCGATGCCCGCAATCGCGCTGGCATTGCCGGTCTCAGTCCCTGCGAGTGCTTCGCCCCGTCCGGTGGCCAATCCCGCCTGCAATTGCCCGCCGCGCATCGACAGATCGCCGAGCGCGCCGCCGCGTCCCGTTTCCAACACCCCCAGACGGTCGCCAAGGCCCGTTCTGATTCCGGCCACCTGAGTACCGGCGTTGGCTTCCATGCCAGCCAGCTGCGTTGCTGTTCCCGCCCCACGGTCGCCAGCCATGCGGATGCGATCGAGCATCGCGTTCGTGCGTTCCTCGACCCGCTGTGCCCCTTGCCTCAACTGAAGCGCGCCGGCGCGCCCGCCGGTGACGCCGGATGCGTTCAGCTTGGTTTCGAGTTGCTTGGCAGCCAGTTCGTCGGCATAGGCGAAATCGGTGTTGTTCCGCACGTTGTTGTCATAGAACGCCGTTCGGGCACCCGCCCCGTTCACGCCGTTCGCGTCGGCATACATGCTATCGTACTTGCCACCGAGCGCGATCATCGGATTCATTAGACCGCGTGCGCGATCCATGCCGCCGCCGATCGCGTCCTCTGCCCGCCCATAGTTTCCGGTGAGATCCCCGCGCGCCGTGTCGTAGCCGGTATTGATCGCGCCGGTTGCGCCCGCTTGGCCAGAGCGGATTTGGTTTCCAGCTTGGTCATAGCCGGTGTTGATGTAGCCCTGCGCCGGGGCCTTGCCGGCGTTGAGCGCGGCCAGTGCCGCCGAGCGCCCTTGCGCCAAGGCTGCCGATGACGATGCGTTGGCTGCGGCAAGGTCGCGATTCTTGGCGTTGCCGCCGAACAGGCCGTCGAGGAAGCTCATGTGAAAGTTCCCACGTAAAGCGAATATTGCAGGGTCACACCCGGCAGGGTCCGGGTATAGGTGCCGTTCGACACGCTCCGCGGCGCATCGATCCGGCATCGTTCATGGAAGTACAGAACCCCGCCACTGACATAGAACGTGTACGCGGCTATATTCGGCATAGAGACGTTACCGGCCCCGCCGAGCGCGGCATTGTTGGGGCCGAGGTAGTGCACATACGTTCCCGACGCATCGAACCAGCCGAGATTGGAAACGCCGAACTGCGTGCCTGATACCGAGGCAAAGAACTGCCCGCGCACCGTGGTTGCCAACGCGTGCACCGAGACCATGGCCGTTGCGGTGTCGACATCGACGAACGAATGTGTGTTGCTGGTCGATGTGATCGTGCGGACCGCGACCCGTTGCGGCGCGGTGATAGAGCCCGTTATCGGCCCGTTGGTCACATGGAACAGTCGTTCGTCGGAATCGAATACAGTCGGGCTTCCCGAAACGGTGTCATCGGTGATCACCATCGAGCCGGCTTCGACCAGCAGCGTCATACCGTCACCAGCGTGAAGGGCGCACTGTAGGTCAGGCTTCCGAAGTTGACGACGTAGCCGGCGACGGAATAGCGCCAGTGCGTCGTCTCGGCGGATGGCCGCGACATGGTGAACGTGATGCCCTGCGTCATCGGCTGGTCGGCGCCGGGGGCGTCAGCGCGCATGTAGCGGCGGCGCGAATCGAAAGGCCCACAGACGAAATACGAAGGCACCGCATCGAAGCCGACGCCGCTACCGCCCTGGTAGACCTGCATCAGATCCACTCGCCACCCCAGCGTCAGAGATGGCCAGCCGCCGTTTTCCTCCGTGCTGCCGAAGTCGGTCAGGTAGACGTTGCTGGCGTCGGCGCCGAGGTGGATCATCCGTGGGAACTGCGGCCCGTTCACCACGCTTCCGGTCTGCACCGGCAGGGAACCGTTGAGACGAACGACGCGGGACAGGCCACTGGTGATGCGTCCCTCGATGAACGGGATCGACCCGATGCCGTGTGCGAACAGTACATTGTTGACGCGATGGTCTGTCGTGTTGGCGGCGACCGCCGGCAGGGTGATTGATCCCGTCACGCTCGATGTCACAGCAGGATACGCGAGCGCCGAGTTGAATTTTGTGTCGGAAAGGTACGTCAGCGGGGCATAGAGCGGAGCGTCAGACCCGTCCGCGCTGGTGTAGATCCCCGCAACGCCAACCGCTCCGTCCACATCGAAGTAGGTTGGCATCAGAACCCGATCCGCAAGCGTTTTGTGTCGAGGTTGAAATACGAAGTCCCATCAGCCGATTGCAAAACGCCAGCGGTAACCGTGCCGACGTTCGCCGTTATTGCGGATAGGCTAGTCACGTCGATGTGACGCGCCAAGATCGTGTCATCGACCACAAGATTGCCGTTGATGCCTACGGTTGGCGTGCCCGCGATATTGCCAACAATGAACGCCTGTATCGTCGTGCCGTTGACGCTCGGGTGAACCACGATGAACTTGTCGGCCAAGATCGAAAAATTGGATTGCGCGGGGGACCCGTCGAGCTTGATCGCCGCCGTGACTCGGCCGTCGACGTTGACCGTAACGCCGTAGCTTGCCTGCACCGCGTCGATGTCTTCCGTGATCGTCGTCAAGTCTGACGTGACGCTCGTCACCGCCCGCTCTGTGCTCCGAACCGTCTCGAACAGCGGCTTGAGGAACCGATACCAGACCGCATCCCATCTCCGATACCGATCGACGACGGGCTGCGTTATCGGCGGGATCGGGCTCGTCGTATCGGTCATGGCTCGATCGTCGCCACGTCGACCGCGAGGTTCACGAACCCCTTGGCGCTACTGGTTTGGCTCGTCCCGCTGGTGACGTTCACATAGAGGTTGTGGAACTCCATCGGTTTCGGGAACGCATGCACGGGCGGCGTGATGGCCTGACAGTCGGTGCCAGTTCCCGCCTCGACGATCGCATTCGAGAAGGTCAGCTCGAACACCTTGCCGTCTTCCCGGCTCTGCCCGATCTGCGGGTAGCGAATCCGCTTGGTTTTCGAGGTGCTCACGTCGCGGGTACGCGCCGGGCTCCACGTCGAGCCGCCGTTGTTGGAGTGGCGCATGCTGATCTGCGAGGCAGAGCCAGGCGTCAGGGTATGGCTCTGCTGGTAGAGCGTGCCGGCGTTGTAGTCGGCGAGGATCGTCGACCCGTTGAAGTGGCAGGCATCGACGATGCGCCAGATCGAGAGGCTCGTTGATTTGCGATCGTGCCAGCGCTGCGTGTCGCAGTTGTATTCCCGGGTGAAACTTGATCCGGTCAGCACGTACATCACATGACCGTTGTCGACACGGACAAAGGCGCGAATGCTGGATTTCGTCGGCTCGTTCCGAATGCAGCGATCCACGTCCGCGGTCGAGATCTTCTGCGGCTGGTAACCCGCCATGATCATCACGCCGGCGAACGATCCATCCGAATTGTTTCCGGGGAAGATCACCACGTCCTGCATGGTGCCGTCGACCACGGCGGCGACCTGCACCATCGCCGGGGCATAGGCCACGCCCATGGCAATCGTCGTCACCCGCTCGAACGGGAAATCGGTCTGCCCGGTGTTCTGATAGGCTTCGATCGAGAGCGGCCCGCAGATCAGCACGTCCGACCCGCGCACGATGCCGCGCACCGCCGCGTCGGGGTTCTTGTTGGCCTGGGCGAACTCGAGCTCGTCGATGGTGCCACCTTCATCGATGGACGAGATGAACCACTCCCCGTTCGCGCACGTGAAGACGAAATAGCCGTCGATCGCGCACACGCTATTGAACGTCGGAATGTCGGAATCGACGCTCGGCGTGCTCACGGTGCCGTTCTCGATCAGCCGGAACAGCCCGTCAGAGGTGACGATGGCAACCTGTGCGTTGGGCGTCTTGCGGTTGCGTGCCATGTAGGCGGTTCCGGTGGTCGCCAGCGCGCCGATATCGGTGGCCGTGCCGGCCGTGTTCACGCTGTTGATGCGCGAGCCCGTGACGACGTATAGGCTCGTGTCGTCGAGGTTGAACATCCCCCGCGTGACGCCACCCGACACCAGCGACGAGAACGACGAAAACCCGTCACACGCATAGAGCGCCCATTGCGCTTCGTTGTCGTCGCCCAGGTTCTCGGCGTAGCAGTTGACGAGCTTCGCCTGCGTGTCGTTGCGGTTCGGGTTCGATTTTGTGCCCAGCGAGATCGGGGTGAGTGCCATCAGAAATAGATCGCCGCCACGGGTTTACCCGATGTCTGAACCTGCACGTGCTTGCGCAATCGTCTCAGAATCGCGTTCTCCTCGGTCTCTTTCGCCTCCGCGCTCATCGGCTGGCCGAACTCGGATCGGACCTCGTTGGCGATCAGATCGACCAGCGTCAGGAACACCGGGTTCGGGATGTCGTCATAGGCCCAATAGGTCAGCTCCTTGCCGTGAGCACTGATTTCCTCCCACTTGGCGCGGTAGGTGTCGGTGATCTGGGTCAGGATCGCTGAATCGATATCGCTCGAGGTTTCCGTCGCGTCGATCACCCGGAGCTTGCGCAGCACGGCGACGGCAAGCTGTGTGGTGGTGTAGCTCATCTGTAAGCATCCGATGCAGGATCGTCATAGAACACGCTGCCCTGAACCACGAAGGTGCCTTCGAGCGCGATGGCGGTTCCGGTTCCTGTCGAGGACCAGCGATAGTGCCAGCGGCCGGACTCGTTCGGCACATAGTCGACATAGTAATCCCCGGTATCGAGCCGGATCAGTTCGGCGTCTGTGGCGTAGACATAGGTCGTCGTGACGCCG